TGGCTTTTGGAGAAAGTGGTGCTTTAGGTTATTTGAAGTGTGGTGAAACTCCTGCTTTGTGTGGAATGCAAGTAGCAAAGAGTGGAACGGCTGTTTTTCAACAGGCTATTACCTCTCTGCTTCTTTCTACGTTGATCGCTAAAATCAATTCTGGTGTCTCTGATTCAGTTCAGATTCCCGTTTCTGATAGAGTGGACAAGGACGAATATTTTGCCACTTGTTCTTCTCGCCAACTTGGTGATATTTATCACCATCCTGGCTACCGACATGCTACCGTTCAGACTTTCAAGCGCAAATCTCGTGTTATTCGTACTCCCTTTGCTGACTTCTGGTTGGAGAAATTCAATACAGAGATGCAACACGGTGCAGCCGATATTAACAATAGATCGGTGTACCGTGATTTGGTGACTCAAGCTTTCTCTTTTTCCATTGATTCCGGTCGATTGAACAGGTGTGTTGAGGCTCTTACTAACTATCTCGATTCTAAATTGACTTACGAACCCAGTGCTCCCTTTGATGAGTATACAACTATCAATGGAGCTCCCGGTGTTTCGTTTGTTGAAAAGATGAATTTGAAGACTGCTGCTGGCTATCCTACTCGCGGTATTAAACGCGATCAGATGGTTGGAACAGACCCCGTCGCTCCTCACACTTTTGCTTACAAGCTCACTGATGATTGCCGTGTTTTGATTGAAGATGAAGAATCCAAACTCGCTGAGGGTTTCGCTACTCGTAAGCCATTTATGGCCTATACGAAAGACGAACCCCGAAAGCTGAGTAAGATTTCTGAACCTCGAATCTTTACTGCTGCTTGTTTATCGATTACCTTTCTCATGCGGATGTACTTCTTACCTTTTGTGCGTCTCATGGGCTTGAATCAACAGATTTTCATGGCTTACCCTGGTATTGTTCCCCAATCTAACTCTTGGGAAAAGCTTCGTGCTTACCTAGTTGGAGATGGAACCCGTCGAATCATTGATGGTGACTACAAAGGTTACGATAAGCGCATGCATGCTATTTTCATTCTTGCTGCCTTTTCAGTGATCATTCACTGTCTGAAGAAGATGGGTTACGATTCTCGTGCAACTCGCATCTGCTGGTCTCTTGCTTGGTCTATTGCCTTCCCCCTGGTTATTCTCCTTGGCGAGGTGTACTGTTTCTCGACTATGAATCCGTCCGGTCATCCTTTGACTGTTCAGATTAACTGTCTTGTTAACGTTCTGTTTTTCATGTACATCTACTCGCTCTACTGCCCCTTGTCTGGTTTTTTCGATGATATTCGCTTAGCTACATACGGTGACGATTTCGTTGCTTCTGTGTCTGCCGAATCCTCATTTCCCATTTCGAAGTTTTCCGAAGGAATAACTTCTTTGGGCGGTGAGGTGCTGAATAGTGCTAAAACTGGTCCTGTGTGTGTGGTGGATATCGATCAGGTTACTTTCCTTAAGCGATTCTGGCGATCTGTTGATGGCGTTATCCGCTGTCCTATCGAATTTGCTTCTCGTGTGAAGTGTGCTACCATTTGGGTAGACACCCCCGCTCTTACGAATGCTCAACACATGCGTGAGATTTGCGTGTTTCTTATCCGCGAGGCTTTTGAAGATGGACGTGCTGCTTTCGATAAGATGGTTAAGATGGTCTCGGAGTGTGCGGATGTTTACTCATTCGTGCCCCCTGAGATTAGTTATGATCTTTTACTCGAGGAACGCATTCTTAGTACTTCTGGCGAAGCTATTCCCTACGATGATCCCCTCTTTTTAGAGAAGATTGCTGCCGCTACTGATCCTGCGACGGATATGCTCTTTCGCACTCTCCATCGTGTTTCTTTATGTACGATCTTCCCGCTCGTAGAGGAGGGCATCAAACGACTTCCTTATTTAGTTTTCTTTCTTCGTGAAGAGGCTCTTGCCTATCTTTGCTTGAATCACCCGGCCTCTCGTCTCATACCCACTCTTGCCTCTGATGATAATATCTTCAAGAAGTTACTTTATACTCCTTTCGGTGGATCTCGCCACTCTAGAGTTAATAAGTGCTTCTGGTATGCTTCATTTGGTTTAGCTTTTGGATTGTATGAGATGAAAGATATTTTCGAACTCAAGACTCATATTCCAGCCATGGCGAAGTTTGAACCTAGCGTTTGGGCGAGAATTCCTGTTGTCTTCTTGCATGCAGTTTGGGCTTCCCTTCCTTATGGTTGGGGAGTTTTCGCTCATGGTGCTTGGAATACTCTTTCTGTTTACACTTCTACCTCAGGTATTGAGCCCGAATGGACTATCACAGATGCTGATTATCTCGCAGCTGTCCATGAAGGCTCCCTTCTTGAGGCTGAGAGTGACATCGCTTCTGATGAGACTGACTTTGATCTTGGCCCTATCTCTTATGGTCAATATGAATTTGCTCAGACTCGCTTGGATTTGACTTCAGAGGAACTCGTGCATTATCGCAACACGCCCACGGATTTGGATTTCATAGATTGGTTGATTGATTTGCGTATTTCTCAAGGAGCTACCTACCCGGACGCTCCTACTCCTGTTACTCCAGAACAACGCAATGGTTACTTTACCACGCTTCGATCACTTTTCAGTACTCTTTCTGGTGTGGCTCGCACTGGATGTATCCGATTTCTCAAGATGCATTTCAGTGGCCGAATTTCTGCCTACGATTTCTACGAATTCTGCGAAGGACCTGATTCTGCTGTGCGTAAAGCTACTGATTTGGGTCTTATCCCTACTGCTCCTTTTGAATCTACTGTTGGTGAAGAGCCCGGCCCCGAAGCCACTACTACTCAAGAGACTACGGAACTCCCCGTTCCAGTCACTGAGACGGTAGTGAATACCTTCGAAGTCGCTCCTAGCAATCATGATCTTTCCGATTACTTTTCTCGTCCCGTTCAACTCTACGCTGGAACCTGGTCCGAGGGACAGACAATCTATTTGTCGTTCTCTCCGCTCACATCCTTCTTGACTAACGTCGACGTCGCTCGCAAGATACTCAATCACGGTTATCTCCGATTTAAGTCTCTGAGCGTGCAGGTTATGGTTTCTCTTGGCGGATTTCGCTACACTCGGTTCATGCTGTCACATCATTACCAAGGCGTTAACACGTCTACGGAAACTGATAAGCGGTTCGCTGGTGGACAAGTGCGCGCCGTTGACATGGTTTCTTCTAGCCTTGGACAGCAGATGAGCACTTCGCAAAGGCCGAATATTCAGTGGAATGCAACAGCTCGAAGTAGCGCGCGCTTAGAATTGGGATTCGTTTACCCTAAGACAAGCGTCGCTATGACTTCATCTACTTTGACGGGCGAGTCGGACC